CGCAAGTCATTGACATTTACCTATGTGTCGATGTTTTGATGTCCGGCAAGTTTAGCAATGACTTCATCAGTCGCTTCTACCAGCTCACCATTTTGCAAAAACAACGGCTTTTGACAGCAAGGGCAGGCAAATTGTTGGTTATGTTCTAAAACAAACTCAAGATTGGCGATTTTCTCACTATTTTCTGCCAACTCTTTTTCATATTGCTTGAGTTGGCGGTTGAGTGCTGGCGCGCCTTGCACCTTCGCTTGTAGTTGGCTAATTCGGCGGTTATGCTCGGCGGCACTATCAATCTGTGCCTGTAGTTGGGCTTTTTCGCTAATCGCTTTTTCAAGGTCTTGCTGTAGATGCTCAATGCGTCCTGCGGGGACGGTTTCGATTGCCGCCGCTTCGAGTTGCGGGGCGACAGCTTGCCAGTTTTCTGCCTTTTTACTGCCGTAGGTTTCCCCGGTGATGGTTTGCCAAGCTGCGCGGGATTGTTTGGCAAACTCTTTGGCTTGCTCGACTGCGTGCTCAAGATTGCTAAGGTCAAGTTTTAACACGGCTTTATCAAAACCACGATTGGTCAATTCTTGAGCCACAACAACGTCGCTAATTTTCATCGGCATTAAATCATTGATCGCGCGTCGCTGGTCATCCGCGCTCATCGCTGAAAATGCGCCATGCGATAAACACATGGTCAATGATTCAGACGTGATTTGTTTGCCGCTGCCAGTGGGTAGGTTGATGTTGTAGTCACCCTTGCTGGTACTGATTTTGACTTCACCTTTGCTGGCTTTGCTGTTGACGAGTTGATTAAAGTCTTTTTTCTTACCCACGCGGCGATATTCACCGGTGATGGCTAAATTGATCGCTTCAATGAATGACGACTTGCCAACTTTGTTGTGACCTGCGACAAAGACAATCGGGGCAAGCGATTGGGCATTGAAGTTCTCAATGCCACAAAAGTTACTGATGCTGATTGCATTAATTTGCATTATTCCATACCCCCAAACATATCATCATGCGATACAGCGTGTGACTGCGGCATGTCTTGGTAGCTTTGTTGCACTTGTTGTTGAATAGGCGGTTGCTGAACAGGGGCAGGCTGTGCAAAGTTTTGCTGCTCAACATGGGGCTGCTCATACTGCGCAGGCGCTTCTGGCATCACCGTCTGTTCGTTTGTATCACCCACGACCACAAAATCAGCATCGATGGTCACGTTTTGCCCCATTTCGGCTGCATCACTTGCCATAACCGCATTGCTAAGTTCGATAGACTGCGGCATGTACTTCAAGACTTGTAGTAACACGACCTTGCGCGCGTACATTTCAAAGTGCTTTTTTGAATAGTGGTTGGCTTTTAGCGCCGGAACAACCGTTTTTTCAAAGTGAGCCTTAACGCGCTTGATTGTCCAAACTTCAATCACTGGCATTTCGGCACCATTGACTTTGCCAATCGCGTACACATGGGTCATTTTGGCAGGGTCAAATTCACCCATAGGGCGATGACGGCAATATGGATCTGCGCCAAGCATATAGTCGAAGTCATCGCCTTCATAGACTGCACCCGTCCAAACTGTTGCACGTCCAGAACGTGACACCAAATCAACAAGGCCTTTCCAACCAGGAACGAAAGTACAAGTTTCTTTATATGGCACAAGGTAGCCTTGACCATTGACACCCGGCTCAAGCCCTAACTGGCCTGCGATAATTAGGCTTGAGAAAATACTAGTTTGGGTGCATTGTTGCAGTTTTGGATTTTTGCTAAATTCAGTCAAGGCGATACGCACAATACGGTCAGCATTCAGATGCTTTGGTAACGCGGCTTCAAGTTGGCCTTTGTGCTTTTGCAAAAATTGGTTAAATTGACCTGCTGTGGTGGTCGCTAATTGTTGGTTTGCCATGATAGTGATTCCTTAAGCCATGTATTTTGGTAGATGGATTTCTGAAACGTCTTTAGCGTAGCCGTCCCATTCATTGATTGCTAAACAGTCTGCAATGGTGGCGATGGCGTCACGGTATGCAGCTTCGCCAATCATTAGCATGTCATCCGATGCCTTGAAGATAAGGCAGTTAAAAGGCGTATTACGCTCAACTACCGCAAAGTAAAAATCAGCTAGGCCGTCAGTTTGGTAGTGTGCTTGCATTGCCAAGCGGTACATAGCCGCTGAAATGTCATAGCGATAGTTGCCACAGGTACGGCTAAACGCATGTGGGCGCGCGTCATCGGTGGATTTGACATCGATAATCAAGCCATTTGGGAATTTGTGGTTTGGGGCAATGTGCAAGTCTGGGCGTGCGCGTAAACTCAAGCCAGTGTCAGCATCCGTATAAAAAATACTGCTTTCCACTTGGTAATAGTTGTTGTTCATCAAATCGAATAACCAAGGGTGATTGCGTAGGCTTTCGCTCATGTGGACGGCGCGCTGGTAGTCATCATTATCAACGATGATTTTGCCCGCATTGGCTTGCTCAAACGCTTCGGCGTCTGCTTTGCCTTGTTTGGTGCGACGGTCAAACTTTTCAGCCACGGCATACTCAAGTGCAACTTTGTGCGGCTCAAGTAAGAAGGTATGCAATAGGCTGCCTAAATTCATATCGCTGGTGGCGGGTGATTTCTCACCGCGCTGTGGGTCGATATGGTTGGCAAAGAAGTGGGCGGGCGAGCGCAGTACGTCTTTGATTTGACTACTGCTAAACGCAGGGTTGGCGTGATAGTCCGCATTGCTCATTGCTTCAATAAGCTGGGTGGCGGCTGGCGGTAATACTAAGCTATTCACTGTTTGGCTCCTAAGTCCATGTAGATACGTTTGATTGGCGTGATGTTTAGGCCGTCTTCCTTATTCTTGTCATCGGCGTTTGAGCTGATGACATAAACCCAAAACAAGATGGAAAACGCCATGAAACAAAATAAAAATGCTTTGATGTTTTCCATGATTAACCTGCCACTGGGTGCTGAACAATGCCCATTTGGATAACGTCCTCATAAGGCACTTCTTTGACTTCGATAAAGCGCTTAACGCCTGCTTTGGTACATTCACGATGACGAATTGCGCCACGCGCTTCCATGTGCGTATGGCCAGACTGATATTCAGTGCGCCATACTGGGCTGTCATTAGATTGCCAGGTGAGCTCAAATAGCTTGATGCCATGTTTCGCTTGATTGTTTTGTTTGGGTTGTGACATAATGTTGTCTCCAGTTGTTGAGAAAACCCTTGTTGATTTGAGCGTCGCAAGGGTTTTTTTGTTGCCTAAAGTTTGGACTGCTTACGGCAGTTAGTCGGATTTGTTCTTAGCCACATACGGCATTCGCTCCTATGCTTGTCTGCAATTCGCTAATAGTGGTATGCCAAAGTGGGCTTATCAGCCTATCCCACAAAACTCCATTCTCGCTTTGGGTCATAACGCCATTGCTGTGCTGAGAAGGTATGTGTTAATAATACTACTTAAAGTAGTATATTGCAATAATAAATAGTAATAATGACTACTAAAAGTAGAGATTTTTAGGGTATCGAGCAATTTTTAGTAGGGAAAACTAGTAAATACAAGGCATAGACTAATTGTAATAAAATGTAAAAAGAAATAAAAAACCCACCGGGGTGGGTGGGTTAAAACACTTTAGTATTATTGTCTATGCATTCTATCTGCTAGATAGTAAATGCCAAATAATGTAATTAATACCATTTGACAAAAGATAGTAAAAAAACAAAAAAGCAACGGATAGTATATACAGTTGTAAATAAATGACGATACTTTAAATATTTCGACATCGTACGCTAGCCTTACAAAGAAAATAAAGATAGCACTGATTATACTAATTGCAGAAAGATAACCGAACATTAATGTCAAATATCGTCTGCGACTTAATTTTGACTGTCTGCTACCGCTAGTTAACGTTTCCTTCAAATAAGGAGTTGGAGCAGTTATCATATTATCCATTCCGGGATGCATGTATGAAGCAATAGCTGCCAAAGCACCAATATAGAAACCTGGTAAAATTTGAACGAAAGTAGAAATATTATCGAATGCTCTATGATTAAAAACATTTACTCCTTTTGGGTCAGTAGCGGCCTGATCAATTACCCCAAAAAAAATACAAAATAAAAATGCTAAAAGCATTGGCACTATATAAAGAAGTGAATTTAAGTTTTTACTAGGCGGAGGATATTTAATCTTTATAAAGTCAAACGCCTTAAGTACATGAATAATCATATTTTACCTTGTCTTAGAACAGCCTCCATATTTCATCTAAATACATTTGATTAATCTGTGTATTATCTGGATAAACAACTCTGCCTTGGGTTGGGTCAAATTTACGTTTAAGGACAAAAGCAGAATTGAGTAAATCACCATCATTCAATGAAATTGGCTGTTCAGATTGGTTGTCGTTTTCAATAATGGCATATGTTTTAACATCTGTCAGTTGAAATTTATTTCTAGTGGCAGTATCAATTAATGAGCGTAGATAACTTTGTGGGGTGTCATTCGGTTGCAAAGGAGTTACAGCAAAATCAAGCGTGCCTTTTAAATACGTTAGTCGACGATTTGGGTCGTCAAAATTGGTTGTTCTTCTACCATTTAGTCTAATTTTATTAAGCCTACCACTAAGGATTGCATCAGTTAGCATTTCACCTGCAATTGGATAAAATTTAGCTTTTAAAATAAATTTATGAACGTCGGGTGTGCCATCAGGATTATTGGCGTTATCAGGGTTAGTGACTTGAAAAACATCTTCTGAGTTAGGAGCCAAGCGCTCCAATTGTTTAAAATAATGGTTCAATGTTTTAATCAAAATTGAGACAGGCATGCCTGTGACTTTCTCAACACCAATTTTGGATAAAATACAGTCTTGAGGATCAAGTTTAATAACGCAATGACATAAATACTTGACGGATTCCTGCTCAGTACGCTTTTGAATATTATACGCCCCGGAAGTCTTATGCTTTAGTGTTCTATGGGGGGCAAGGCCATCATAATAACCAAATACTAGATTTATCCTGTCTTGTCCAACGTTGATAAATTCGATGGTAGTACTAAAATTTCCATTATCGAAAACATACGCTGAAGTAATAGCTGATAACTGACTTGATAATAACGTAAAAGCTTTTTTTATATCGACATTTTCAATCGGTGGGGGTGGCAGTTCTTGAGTTTGTCTTTTGTTTCTTGTTCCTAAAGAAAACTCATAGTACTCTACATATATATATTTTGACACTTTCTACCTCAATATTATGTTGCTTCTAAATAAAAAATTAAAGAGAGATGTGAATATCAGGCGACATAAATTAACGTGTTAATAATCTAACCCAATCCCAATTAAACCCTAAAAGGCGCCTTTCGCCCAGTCACTACCAACTGAGCGATATACACCAAGCTAAACGGCACCCAAGCATAAGCCAGAGCTGCTAACCACGTTGACAAAAACGCTGGTCTTACAATAAAAAGAGCAACAATGTCAGCAATCCATATTCCTGCAACACACGTCCACAAAATCAACCAAATCCATCTGTTCATATCAAAAATCCAATCCAATTTCTCGATAAACACACCAACCCTTTGCTTTGGTCGCTGGCGTGATTAAATCAGCATTGTAGATAAACCAAACGATGAAGTAGTGGTCGGGGTCAACATTCTCTAATGACCAGCCTGATAGGATTGGCTTGGGTTTGGGTTTGGTGTGGTTGCTGGTGAACAAGTTCATACAAGTTTCCTTTCATGCTTAACAACTACGCCAACAATATCAATGCGAACAGCTCTGCTATCAATGGTGGGGTAAAAATCATTAAGTGGTACTAGCTGGCAGTATTCACGACCAAGGTTGGCATCATAGCCACATGGCTTGTAGCGTTTAAATGTTGCCTGGGCTTCATGGTCAACCATTGCTATAACATAATCACCGGCACGCGCTTGGCGCTCTGCGTCTACTAAAAGTTTGTCGCCCTCAAAAAATTCGGGGTTCATGCTATCACCACGAACATATAGCCAATAAACTTGCAAGCCATATCCTTCGTCATAAAAGTATTCATATTCGTCATGGACATTATCAAACACGTCCGTAGGGTGTCCCGCTTGCACCCAGTTTAAGACTGGGGCTTTACGGATTTTTTGCGGGATAAAATCAACATTCGATATGCTAGGAACTTTAATGTGCTGATCAAGCATGTTGCCCTCACCAGTTGCCAACCATTTAGCACTAACTCCCATAGCCTCCGCCATCTCGACTAACTTGGTTGAACTTTCATTCCTGCCGCTTTCAAGGTCGGAGATAACCCCTTGTTTGCTGCCTGATTTTTTAGCTAATTCGACTTGGGTTAAACCGGCATATTTGCGAGCCTTTTTTAACCTGCTTCCCACTGTTTCTAGCATCTTAAAATCCTCTAAATATATTATCATGATTATGATATAAATTAATAACGTTTTGACGTTGATTAAATAACGTATTTACGATATTATGATTTTAATAAATAACGTTAGGAGATACTCATGATTGGGCAAAATCCCAACTGGACAGAAATTGTAAGAAAACTACTTGAGAGTCAAACTCAAATTGAGCTTTCTAAAAAAACCGGTGTCAGCCAAAGCGTCATTTCCGACCTTAATCAAGGAAAGCCAAAGAAACGCATTTCTTATGATTATGGAATAGCCTTAATTGACGCTTACAACGAACTTCAACCCGAAACCGCCTAGGAGTGACCTATGTGCCATAAACCGATAAGTGAATTATCACCTGAGCTACAGGAAATCGCACGAAAGAACGAACGGCTTTTATTGACTCGACTTTCCGAGATTGGTCAAAAAGAAGTGGGTGAGAAAGTTGGGATAAGTGAAAGCGGTGTGTCGAAACTCAAAAGCGAAGGTCGCATTGAGCTTTTTGCAGTTTTGACCGCTGTCCTTGGCATCAAACTATCTGATAAAGATGACTTGATGTGTTCACCTGTCATTGCTGAAGCATTTAAAGAGATTTTAAAGAACTCGGCAGAAAGCCCAGAGTTTTTACAAATTCTATTTCGATAGGAGATATCGATGGCTAAATTTAATCCAGATGACTGCAAATTCTGCAACAGCACAAATAGCGTTTGCTGTCACGAAGCGATACGCACTGACAACAAAGCGCAAGCTCACATTATCGATGCTCAAGACGAACATCATCATGATGAAGCAGACGCCCACGTTTTTATGTTGAATGGTTTACTCGTGGCTAAAGACGTGCCAATGCCAAAGGCGGGTGTGTGATGAGCGAACTTGATAAATACAGCAAGCATGATCCATTGGCACAGCACTCAAGCTATGCCAAAAAATCAAAAATTACCGTAGCTGATACCGATGCGTGGCTGAAAAAGCACGGCAACGGCATGGACCGACTTAAAAAAACGAAAAGACAGGTACGGCAAATATCTGGTCGCAATACGGCAAAGTCAGTACCGTGACGCTCATCTACCGCCACCTTAACGCGCATGGTGAGATTGTCCCTAGTGACATTCAAGATATGTCATGCCGCCGCTCGGTGCATGGTCAATGCCTAAAAATGGCAAGAAGCGGTGAGATTGTCGAGTTAAAAGAAAAGCGCACTGTTTATATCCCGGCGTTGAACATGAATCAAAAATTTTTAGTGAGTGTTTTTAAACGCGCATGAAAAAACCCAAACGACGGCAATCGTTTGGGTTTTGGTATCAATAAACAAGCAAGGATATTTAATCATGAAAAATCAAAGCAATCAATCAAAAATCGAAATTAATTTTGTGGGGTCGGTGCCAATGATGACGGTTGCGCATAAAGGGCGTTTTTTGTGCCGATCGGCATTAAGACGCTACTGTAAATCAGTTTTAGCCAAACCGCCAGTTGAACATCCATTTGCCAAAAAGCCACTTGAAGAACGCTACCAAACTTGGCAGAGCCGAATTAATAAGGCGCTAACCAAGTCAGCGATAAAGAACTTCAAAGGCACGATTTATGAGCGTGAATTATTTGACGAATCAGTTGTTGTGATTAATTGGGAAGAGGTGGCGTGATGTTATTTGTTTTCAATTTCCCACTTAACCGCTTGCAAAGCCTTAATCAAATCATCGACTTGATCAACGTCAATCGCAACCAATTCATCGTAACGACCACGTTCTTCACCTTGGTCTCCAATAGTTTTAATCGTGATTCCGCCACGGCGATTTTCAAAAACTTCAATATGTGTGCGTGGCTTGAAGGGATTTTCCATGACTAATCCTTATCCTAAGAAAGAAAATAATAGTGTATCGACTTTCGGAGTCATGCACAAGGTTCTACATAATTTCAGCGATTGGGAGCTTGAAACATGTCACATGACTCGTACTGAGCGTAGCATTTATTTTGATATGCGCACTTTGTATCTCAAGCTAGGTAAACCGTTAACTGATGACATGGAGCTTTTAAGCAAACGTTTGCGTTGTGTGAATGATGAAGAAATTAACGCCCTTAATTTTTTACTCAAAGATAAATTTAAGCATGACAAAAAAACAAAAACCTACCACCAAAGCGAGTGGGATTTAATCTTAAAAAATTACAAATTTCGTCATAGAAATGGAAACGCTGAAACGCATGACGAAACAGAATGTGAAACGCATGACGAAACGGCTAGTAAGAATAGCGAACGTTTAAGAGCCTATCGTGAACGGGTTAAAAAAATTGTTTCGTCATTGACTGCAATAGGCGTGAAAGCCAATAGCCGTATGACTTCCAAAGAATTAAACCTTCTTTGTAAACAGCATAACGTAACGCTTAATGACGAAACATTGAACAATGACGAAACGCCATGTGAAACGGTGCGAAACGCTGAAACGTTATGTGAAACGGTGGAAAATCGAGCTATAACCAAGAACCAAGAACCAATAACCAATAACCAATTAAATAACTCTCTCTCTAACGCGCATGAGCAAAAAACAGCCGATGAAGTTTTAGCAAAAGCCGAGCAGGTAAAACAAGCCAATGCTCAAGATATTCAAAATTGGATAGTGCCATCCTTGGATGATATGCGCTCAATCTTGTTTCAAGCAGGATTCCAATGCCAGCTAAACCAAAAAGACTATGACCGTCATGCTTCAGATTTCAAAGTTTATTTTGCTGAGCAAGCAATTCTAGGTAAGCCTATAGCGACTGACTCACTCAGAAAAAACAAACTGCGCGATTGGATTGTACGCGACGCCCAAAAGAAACCAAGCTATCAAAAAAAATCATCACAAGCCAATGAGCAACGCTTTGGCACCAAAGACGATCCTTTGGCCGTCGATGTAGTTTGGAATCAACCTGTAGCGCCAGTGTCACAAATGACCTATGAAGAATGGGAAGCCGAGGAAAAAGCCAAACAAGCTGCCCGCGCATCAGTAAAAACTAAAGGTTTTGAGGTAATCGAATGAGCTTAATTCAGAAAAATCCGCTACAAAGTTACGCTGAACAAACCAGTGTTGGCAACAGTTTGACAAGCCTTGGCATTATCACTGTTTCGCTTGATTGCTCCATTCACGGTATCCAGCAAGTGAAAACATTCGCTTTTCGTCAAAACGAGGTTAAATGCCCAGAATGCGACAAGCTTGCTCAAGCTCAAAAAGATTTTGAAGAATTTCAAAAAGCCAAGCGAGAAAAAGCCTTAAAAAACGGTATTGCTGAGCGTTACTACAACTGCAAATTATCGGACTGGCAAGCTGAGACCGACAAGCAAAGCAAGCTACTAAACTTCGCTAAGGCGTGGTTGTCTGATTTTGGCGTTGGTAGTAAGCACATTGCCATGATTGGCTCAACTGGCACCGGCAAAACCATGCTTGCATCGATACTTGCCGCTAGTGCTATGGACAAGGGTTTTAGCGTCAAAATGCTACGCTCAAGTGAAATTGCCGAGCGTGTACGCGCGTCTTGGAAGCCGCATAGCAAAGTTACCGAAGAAGATTTAATGAAATCTTGGGTTAACTGTGACTTACTTGTGATCGATGAATTTGGCGAAGGCGATATCGCAGTAAATAGCAATTGGGCAGACGATGATCGGGCGCGTATATCAAAGATTATTGATGGCCGTTATCAGAACGGCAAGCCGATTATTTTTACCAGTAATTTTGACCGTGAACAATTCTTTGCGCGTTTGGGTGCTAGGGCATTGGATAGACTGCAAGAAAACATGACCTTGGTTGTTTGTAATTGGCAGTCTTATCGCGCCAAAGCTGGCGTGACTAAGTTCATGGAGATTGTATGACCCACCTCAGCCACCCAAACCACAAATTAACAAGCACAGGCTACTATGTCTGTGCGGTTAAGCGCGGTGAGCTCACTTGGCACGACAACAGGACCAACGAGCTTAGGACAATCAAGTACATTAGCGGACGCATCACCCAAAGCCCACACAATGAGAGTCTGCACCCAGCATTGTGGGCTAAGTGGCGCTTAAACGGACAGGCAATTAAACACGAATTTGGGGATTTAATTTTAGGGAGTGAGCAGTGACAGCAATCATGACACCGAAACAAGCAAAAAACCTTTTCTCTCAGCGCGGGACCACAAAAGAGACCAAGCCGAAAAAATCCAAGTATAAAAACATCCGGGTCCAGTACAACGGCAAATGGTTTGATAGTAAAAAAGAGATGCGCCGTTATCAGCAACTTGAGCTTTTACAGCGTGCTGGCAAGATTAAAAACCTATGTTGCCAAGTGACTTATGACTTGCTGCCAACGACTCGCATCGGTGGTCAGACCCAACGAAAAACGACCTATGTTGCTGATTTCGTTTATTGGGATATCGAAAAAGATTGCGAAGTGATTGAAGACGCTAAGGGCGCGAGAACTGATGTTTATAAGATTAAGCGTAAATTGATGTGGGAAATTCTGGGGAAAGAGGTTAGAGAGGTATGACTTTCGTTGAACATAACAACCGAGAAAAAGCCAAGAAATTTGCTGAATACATCACTGGTCAAGAATTGCGCCAATACTTGGCTGAAAAAGTTAAGCATTACTGTGGCGAACATCCTACCGTATTTGATGGCGCGTGCGGCAGCGGTCAACTGGAGCAATTCATCGAGCCTAAGCTGTTATATGGCGTAGAGATTCAAACGGAAAGCTGTGAAGCAGTTAAGCAAAATTATCCAACTTCAATGATTTTTAATCAGTCATTTTTTGAGTTTGACAATGGCGTTCTCGCTGATTGTGTGATTATGAATCCACCTTTCAGTATGAAATTCAAGGATTTATCAGACAGTGAAAAATCAGCAATTCAAGCCGATTTCTCTTGGAAAAAATCGGGCGCTGTTGACGATATTTTTATTTTAAAGTCGCTTAATTACACCAGTCGCTACGCTTTTCATATTTGTTTTTGTGGCGTGGCTTATCGCAATGCTGAAAAGAAAATGCGTGAGTTAATCGGTAATCAATTAGCCGAAATTCACACTATTCAAAATGCGTTTGAAGATACGCAAATTGACGTACTTTTTTTAGTTATCGACAAGCAGAAAACGGATAGCAGCTATCAAACATCTATCTATGACTGCAAGGCTAAAGAAACGCTTGTCAGTGAAACAAAGCAACTTGATGATGAATATCGTTGGCAGACTGCTAGGGTGATTGTTGAAGAGTACCAATACACAGAAGCCGATATCGACCAGATGAACATTCAACTTAATCAAATGAATATTGATGGGTTGGAGTTACATATCAAAAACCAACTGATGCTATGGGAAATGATGGGCGCGAAGGTCGGACTACCTCAGTTTTTTAACCAAGTTAAAAAGCTTATCGCTAAGTACGAAAAAGAGTATTACAGCAAAGAACAAAGGGAGTTGCTATGTGGCTAACGCTTGATGATGTTGCGGATTTAAAGAAGGGTAAACACTGCCAAAAAACCGATGGCAATATTCCCATTATTGGCAGCGGTAAAAAACCCACTGGTTACACGGATAAGGCAAATACAGGTGATGACACCGTTACTATTAGCATCAGGGGCACGGTCGGTAAAATTTACAGATGGCGAGAACCAATCTGGGCATCAGAAACGTGTTTGGTTGTAGATCCGAAGCCAATGATATTCAAGGATTACTTATATCACTATCTAAAAAAGCATGAGCGTGAGATTCAGGAATTTCACAACTGTCAAACGATAGTAGAAATGGATATGAATCGACTTAGAAAATTCCCTATTTTTGTGCCGGACCACTACACGCAAGCCGATATCGTGGCAGACCTTGAAAGATTGGCGCTGGATATAAGTCATATTGATAAAAAGATAAAGACGGTAAATGCTTTGAGCAAAGCGATGGCTGCATCATTGCTTAATTTTGAACGAGTGGGGGCTTAATGATCAACAAAATCGAAGAATGGGGAAAGTGGGCAAGGCACCATAAAGACGATTTGGGGAGTCAATCAGCATGGCTATCGGTTATGCGTGACAACGTGCAAATGCACAAAAGGGTGAGATATTGCATTACTGACGAGCAAGCATTAGCCGTAGATGATGCGGTATGTAAGCTATATCGATACAGCCCAGCACTAGGTAATGTACTAACGCTCCGTTTTTTATTTGATGTTCGACCAGTCGAGATAAGCCAAAATTACGCGGTTGCAAGGAATGGCGGCTATGTTAGCAAGGATAAAGTTTATCAAATGCTGGCAGAAGCTCAAGGGTTTGTCATGGGCGCATTATTAGATTATGAAATAGATTGACTTTTCCGAAAGAAAATGTTATAAAAGCATCATAATCGAGAAGTGTCTAAATGGTGCTATCGGTTAAGGTCTGACCCACCGCTAGACGGTACAGTAGGACTACTCGGGGAAACCCTACAATCAAACCGCCTACATTAACGTGTAAGCGGTTTTTTTATGGCTTGCAGTCTAAGCGATGAGCTGTAAGTCTTTTTTATTGCCCATTCAAAACCTATGCAACGCAGTACACACACGAAATGATGACAGACTGTACGCAGGTTTTACGCTCGAAAGGGCGGTTTTTATTCACTAAAGAGAGGCTTACTTAACAAAGGGGGTGAGCGTGTCAAAACTCACAGCCTACGATGAGTTAAAGCCAAGACAGCAAAAGTTTGTAGATGAATTTATAGCAAATCAAGGTAATGCAACCAAAGCCGCTATTTCGGCAGGGTATAGCGAGAAGTATGCAGGTGCTAATGCTGATAAATTACTAAAAAATACTAAAATTGATGCGGCTATCAAAGAAAGACGGATTGAACACAAAGAGCGCAATAACGTGACGATTGATAGCTTAGTTGCAGAACTCGAAGAAGCAAGATTAAAGGCACTTGCTGCTGAAACGCCACAATCAAGCGCAGCCATTGCAGCAACACTAGGCAAGGCTAAATTATTAGGTGTTGGTAAACTTGCTGAATTAGAGATTGCCTTAAAACAGGCAGAGCTTGAACAGACACAAGGCGAAAACAACAACGAAACACCAACACCAGTTAACATTGTAGTGGAAGTAAAGGACGCTAGACGAAATGCCGAGCCTGAACATACCACAAGCGCAGTTTCTCAACCTACCGAATAAATTTAGAGCCTATGTGGCTGGTTTTGGCGGCGGTAAAACATGGTCGGGGTGTGCAAGTCTTTGTAAGCACCACTGGGAATTTCCAACAGTCAATAGCGGCTACTTTGCACCAAGTTACCCACAGATTAGAGATATTTTTTACCCAACCATTGAAGAATGTGCGTATGACTGGGGTTTACGAGTTGATATCAAGTCAGCAAACAAAGAGGTGCATTTTTACAGTGGTCGCACTTATCGCGGCACAACGATTTGTCGCTCAATGGACAATCCATCATCAATCGTTGGCTTTAAAATAGGTCAAGCCTTGGTTGATGAATTAGACACGCTGCCAACTGACAAAGCGCGTGAAGCATGGCGTAAGATTATCGCGCGTATGCGTTACAAAGTGCCCAATCTTAAAAATGGCATTGATGTAACAACAACACCCGAGGGCTTTAAGTTTACTTATGAGCAGTTTGTCAAAGAGGCAAATAGTAGCCAGCGCAAGGGTGAGTTATACGGACTTATTCAAGCGTCAACGTATGACAATGAATTAAACCTGCCTGATGATTACATTGAATCGCTAAAAGAAAGTTATCCACCGCAGTTAATTGAAGCCTATCTCAATGGGCAGTTTGTCAACCTTACAAGCGGCGCGGTTTACCCCGACTTTGATAGACAACTAAATGCCAGTTTTGAGAGCGTGCAAAATGGCGATGTGTTGCACGTTGGCATGGACTTTAACGTGCTTAAAATGGCGGCTGTTGTCTATGTGATACGAGATAACTTACCTCATGCAGTTGATGAGTTAGTGGGCGTTAGAGATACACCAACAATGGCGGTATTGCTTAAAGAGCGTTACCCAAACCATAAAATCTGTATTTACCCCGATGCCGCAGGGCAAGCAACAAGCAGTAAAAACAGTAGCGTTTCAGACCATGCGATTTTAAGACAACATGGTTTTACGCTATATGTTAATGGCACAAACCCAGCGATTAAAGACAGATTGAACGCTACAAATAGCTTGATTTTGAATAGCCAAGGCGAGCGTAGGCTGTTTGTCAATCCACTAAGATGCCCTGAGTTTGTATCAGCTTTAGAGCAACAAGTTTACGATAAGTTTGGTATGCCCGATAAGTCCAGTGGGCTCGACCACGTTGTCGATGCAGGGACATATTATTTAGCTTATCGCTATCCAGTTATTAAACCAGTTACGCGGTTAAGACGTAAAATGAGAATGGGATTTTAAACAATGACAATCAAGCCCGATGTTATCCATACGCAGCTTGCAGAAGCATTACCTGCTATGGCGTTATGTGCTAACTCGTACAAAGGCGAGCCGTATGTGTCTGCTTATCTACCAAACCCAAGCCCAAGTTACGAAGATCCATTGATTAGTCATGCGCGTTTTGAAGCATATAAAGAGCGAGCGAACTACTACAACGTCACACGCAGGACAATCCAGTCACTTGTTGGTATGGTGTTTAGCAAATACCCAATGATTGATAACGCGGATAACTTCGACAAAAAAGAGATTGCCCAAACTGCTAAACAAGCAGTGATTGAAGTATTGCAAAAAGGTCGTTGTGGTTTATTGGCAGATTATCCCATCAATCAAGGCGTGGTGAGTAAACAGCAATTAAATGCTTTGGGATATCAACCAAAAGTTAAGCTATACCCAGCCGAAAGCGTGATTAACTGGCGCACTGAAAACGATAAACTAACACTGGTGGTTATCCGCGAAAAGTACGTTACCGAAGATGACGGCTTTAGCCTAAAAACAGCCGAGCAGTTGATTGTATTACGCCTAACTGACGGTGTGGCAACAAGCCAAATCGTGCAGCAAAAAGATGGTGCATGGGTGTTTGGCGAAGTTAGCACAATCAGACAATCAAACGGCAAGGCATTTACAGAAATTCCTTTTACCTTTATCGGTAGTGAGAATAATGACGCGGATGTCGATGACAGCCCAATGTTTGACCTGGCAAAGGTCAATATTGCCCATTATCGCAATAGCGCGGACTATGAGGAATCAATCTTTATCGCAGGACAGCCCACGCTATTTGTCAGTGGCGTGACCGATGATTGGCGTGACTACTACGATGGCGTAACGGTCAATGCACAAGGTCAAGAAGTAATGACGCAAGGTCATCCTATAACGCTAGGCAGTCGCACGGCTCACCTACTGGGTGAAGGCTCAACCGCTCAATTACTGCAAGCCAATGCAAATATGGCACTGTTTGAAGCCATGACGCATAAAGAGCAGCAAATGGTGGCGTTAGGTGCTAAATTAATCGACACTAGCACCACGAATAAGACAGCAACCGAAGCCAATAGCGACAATGCGACAAATACGAGCGTATTATCCACGATTGCCAACAATGTGAGTGACGCGTTTAGCAAGGCATTAAATTATTGCTGCTTGTTTACTGGCGATAAGCCCGAATGTGTAGTGACGCTCAACACCAACTATCAAACCAACAAGATGACAGCACAAGAGCGACAGCAACTCATTGCAGAGTGGCAAAGTGGGGCTATCTCGTTTAAGGAAATGCGCGACAAACTCGTTGAAGATGAAATCGCAACGGTTGAAGATGTTGAGCAAGCACAAGCAGAGATTGAAGCGTATAGCAATGATAGTGTTATGAGTGCTTTATCTGATAAGCAAAACACGGTATAATAAAGGCGTTGGCTAGGGTAGCCCCCGAAAAGTGCAAACGTTGATGCACAGCCAACACCCACAATCAACGGTTTACTTACAACGGAGTAAATTATGCCAAAAGATAACTGTTTTAAAGATTACGTCATTATTCACACTACTTATAATCGTGGGTCGGTAAAAAATATCAAATGCCGCGAAACACCTAAATTTTTAATTGATGAGAATGGCAATAAGTATAAGAAACTAGATGCCGTATCGGAAGGTGTTGTTGCTAAAAATTCAAATAGTGGTTTGGGGCACTGGACTACGACAACTGATTATATTTGTCTTGTTGACAGTGAAAAAGCAATAAAAGCTATGGAAAAACAAAATAAAGATAATTTTATTTACAAAACAAAAGTTTTAATCGAAAAACATTACGAAAAGTTAAGCTACGAACAATCGCTGAAAATTAAAGCACTGTTTGATGAATTAGGACTGACAGATTAAAAAAATAATCACAAAGACCTAGCCAATGCGCTAGGTTTTTTTATGGGTAAATTATGAGCCGTGATTCACAATACATCGACCAAACCTTTAGGCGAGCCGTCTATCTTGAACGCCTAAAGCAATCAATGGTGAATGATTTTGGATTGACGCTCAAGCAGATTGATAAGCTAATCGGACAGCTTGACATTGAGAGCCTAACTGCTAAACAGCTTGATAAATACATTGATACGCTAGACAAGCAGTTGACCAAGACGCTAGGCGTATGGTCGGACAATTACCGTGAGCAACTAAGCGAGATATTTGCAGATTGCTACGAGTTTGAAAAGCAGTCACTCGTTAAAGCGTATGAAGTGCCAGCCACAGCGATTGCCACGCCTAGCAACTTAGCCGCCTTGTCTTATGTAGCAATGGCAAAACCACTGCCACTGACAGGCAACACAGGCATACCGCTTGATGACTTAATCAAAGACCTAAATAACAATGAGGTCAAGCGCATTAAGCAAGTTGTAAGAATGGGGCATTTTGAAGGCAAGACCAATCAGCAGCTTGTGCAGCAGATACGCGGCACCAGGGCAAACAAGTTTAAAGATGGTATCTTACAGACCACTACGCGCAACGCTGAGGCTATTGTACGAACAGGCGTGCAACAGGTCGCTAATGATGCACGGCTTGAGATTGCCAAGCAAAATAGCGATATCGTCATCGGTGAGCAGATTATAGCCACCCTTGACGGCAGGACTTCACAAGTGTGTAGATCGCTTGATGGGCGTATATTTAAAGTAGGCGAAGGGCGCAGACCACCATTTCACATTAATTGTCGCTCAACCTTTATTCTTGTCTTAGACCCAAAATACAGGGGCAAAGGCAACACAGACAAGCGAGCAAGCTATGAAGGCGTGACTGACAACAAGTCATATTACGAGTGGCTTAAATCGCAGCCTAAATCATTTCAAGACGATGCACTAGGCAAGACAAGAGCAGCGTTATTTCGTGATGGTGGTTTATCAGCCGATGACTTTGCAAGGCTTAATCTCAATAAAAACTTTGAGCCGTTAACGCTTGATGAGATGAGAGCGAAAAATCCAACGGCGTTTGAAAGGGCGGGGTTATGATATAATAGCTAAAACTAACGAGGGTTTTGCTATGAGTGGCAAAAAGTACAAAAGTGGCGATACTATAATTTGCGTTGTTGTGCCTTATTATGGCGGTTTTACGATTGGTAAAGAGTACAAGGTCATTACAACCTATGCAGGAAAACTTGGGCTTTTATGGCTTAAGGATGACAATGGCAATGAGAGCAAGCACTTATCACAATATTTTAAGTTAAAAGATTAAACCAAATCAAAAACACAAAGAGCCTTAGCTAACCGCTAGGGCTTTTTTATTAACCGCAATCCGTGATTGCACAAACTAACGGCTAGTAGCCAATAAATGAGGTAGTAACCCATGTCTGACCAAACCCAACCTACTGACGCACCAGTAACCGACACAACCGAGCAAACCATCACGCCTGAGCAATACCAAGCATTGCAGGATGAAGTTGAGAAACTGCGTAAGCATAGCGAAACGCTACTGGCTGAAAAGAAAGCCGAGCAGCAAAAACAGCGTGAAGCGCAAGCCGAAAAGGACGCACTGGCACAAGAACAGGCGCGCAAAAAAGGCGACTTTGAAACCCTTGAAAAACAGTATCAAGACAAGATTGCCAAACTTGAAGCCGAGATTGTAGAGCGTGACAAGCAGCGCGATAGCGACTTAGTAAAGTCTGAAGCGTTAAAACTAGCGTCTAGTTTAAGCGATAACGAACACAATCAAGCGATTTTACAGATGCTCATTGAAAAACGGCTGACGGCTGAAAACGGACAAGTTAAGGTCGTAGATGATTTAGGCAACGCCACAATCTCAACGATTGCAGATTTGAAAAACGAAATCAGCACAAGCGGCAAGTTTGACTCACTCATTACTGGCACAAAAGCAAGTGGGGTAGGTGCAACAGGTCAAGGCACACAAGGCACTAAGACGCTGAAAGATTACACTGAAGGCGAATTAATCGAACTACAAAAAACCAATCCTGCGGAATTTACCCGCATCATTAATCAATAGGAGTCCTCATGGATTTACTAGAAGTATTTAACCGTCTCATTGCGACAGCTTTTGTTGATAAGGACGTAACGCAAAACACTATCTTTCAAAGTGGCGGCGTGTTTGTTTCAACAGGCGAAGTGGCAAATGCCCTAAACCTTAATCAATCCGTGATTAGCGTTCCCCATTTGCTTGAGCCTGACTACAAACTAGAGTCTAACTACTCAAACACCGTCTACAATGACATCGCAGAACCGCGTACGCTTGATTTTGGTAGCGTAACCGCTCGTGTTGCCTATCTCAATGAAGGCTGGGTTGCAAGCGCATTAGCAATGCAGTTAAGTGGCGTAAACCCTAACCAGTTGATTGCCGCTCGTGCCAATAAATACTGGACTGCTCAGATGGAAATGCGAACAGTTGCAACCGCTATGGGTATTTACAACTCTAACAAAGCAAACGCTACCATCGTGACCAAGACCGCAACACCGTTTAGCGTTGAAGCGTTTATTTCTGCCCGCTCTACTACTACCGCTCGTGGCGTTATGGTGACTAGTTCAGCGATTAAAAATCAAATGACTTTGGCGCAACTAGAAATCATTGGTGCAAACCCCGCCGATGTCAAAACCGTTGATACCTACAACGGCTATATCGTGGTAGCTAACGACAAGTTCACCAAGTTAGCCGATGGCAGTACGTTGACCATGATTTTTGGTGAAGGTGCGTTTGTTGCAGCATCTAAAGCAAATCCGCGTGATATGCGTGTTGAAACTTCAGAAAGCCGCGCAAATGGTGGTGGTGTCGATGTGCTATGGACGCGCCGCGATATCTTGGTGCATCCGCAAGGTTTCAACTTCACTTCTGCTAAGTTGACAGGCGGGACGAAAAACCAAGCACTATCTGCAAGCCTTGAAGATTTGACAGATGCAACCAACTGGACGGCAGCAGGTGGCAACGCCTTGACTGATACCGCTATCCGTTTCTTAGTTACCAAAGGTTAAGGAGTTTAAATCATGGGACTACCTAAAGACATTGTAAAACCCGCCATCAATTACACGCACCCAAGCGAGCGACCATACTTTGACCCATCAAAGTCAACGCCAGACGCTTTGGTCGCAATCGACAACACCAAATCGGGTGCAGATTACGGCATTACCGATGCGCCAGTTGTTGAGCCTTTAGCGGGTACGAAAACAGAAAACGGTAAATAACCGCAAAACCATCACCAAAGGCTGTAGCAACTCGTTACAGCCTTTTTACTTAGGAATATAACGAATGAGTTTATTAACTATCGAAAGCGTCACAGCGAGCTTACAAGACGCAAATTGGGCGTCTAATGGCAATGCGAACTTATCCGTTATGTTGGCTAATGCGTGGCTATCATCAAAATCATTGCCTAATTTCGAGATTGTGCCAACCAATGTCTTGATGGCTGGGGCATTAATCGCTCAGTCAATCGCTAAAGGCGAGATGTATCAAGGGCGCACTGAGGGCGTAGTAGTTAGCAAGTCGGTTAAAGCGGGTGATGTATCATCAAGCAAAACCTATGCAAGCGGCACTGACGGTGAGCCGATATCACAAGCCGAGCAACAAGCACTGCTATTGTTAGCGCCATATCTAGTTAAAGCCAAAGGTTATCGACAGGTTAGAGTTGAGAGGGGTTAGTGTGTTATAATTAGCTTAAATTCTAAGGAGTTTAGGCTATGAATGGAATGAATAAATTTCCTGTTACTGACAGCATTATCGGACTTTCAGTAGAAAATGTAGCGGATTTAACATATTTAACAGCTATTGACTACAATAGCAGAATATACGTTGCTGAGTCTAACCGCTCCGAGCAAGACGCTAGAATTTTTGCTATAAATGAATTTTTAAAAGAGCACCCAGAGCTAACAGATTTGGTCAATAAAAAACAGCAAGAAGTTAAAACCAAATTAATTGATGTCGGTGGCGCAGCAGCTTTGTATTTCGCTAATGATGAAAAATATGACGCACCACTAGGCTCATTCAAAAACGAACAACTAGTCGAAAGTATTAAAATGAAATACTACAACGACAAGCTGTAGCTGAAATTTTTAAACACAAGAACCTAGCCTAATCCGCTAGGTTTTTTTATGGGTGGAATATGGGCTTACATGACGAGATAACCGCAGATATCAAAGAAGCATTTAATACAGACCTAGCCGATGCTGTAAAGCCGTTTACAGGTAGTCGCACCGTACAAGGTGAGCCTAGCATTGAGGACATACTCACAAATACGGTGGGCAGCAACTCAACCATAATCAATTACAGTGGTCGTGGGGTTTTTGGCGGGTACAGCGAATTTGAGGTTGATAACGAGTCAATCATGGCTAACGATGTAAAGCTAACGGCATTACAAAGCGAAGTGACTACAAGACCACAGTTAGATGATGTGATTAACGGCTATCAAGTGGTAGCGGTACAGCAAGACCCCGCAATGGTCACTTACACGATACAACTAAGGAAGGTGTGATATGAGCCTGTCTTGGAATACACCGCCTGACCTATTCGCCAATGTGGTAACTGACGATTTAGACAGGATGTATCGCGGCTTTTGCTTGACGGTATGGAATAATCTTGTGTTGCACTCGCCAGTAATGCATGGGACATATCGCGCTAACCATAATATTAGCTTTGGTACACCAGACTATAGCTATGACCTTAGCAAAGAAAAAGACCCACAAGATAGCGGTAGAATGAGAGTCGCATTAAATGCTATACCACAAGGCAGATTCCCAACGGTGTATATTACTAACGCCATGCCTCAAGCAAGTACGATTGAATTTGGCGGCTATGCAAATCCTGTCAAGTATGGAACTTGGAATAAACAGACAAAACAATATGAAATACGCTCAATCGGTGGATTTTCTAAGCAAGCGCCGTCTGGCGTGTATGGCGTTTCATTTAATGCAGCCGTTCAAAGTTATAGTTAAGGTCAATCATGAACAATATCGAAATTGAAAAGCTGATAATGACAAGGTTGCTTGCCTACCCTGACTTAGATAAAACGAGAGTGCAAAGGGTTAATATTAACTTTGCAACGCCTAGCACTGGAATGTGGATAAAGATTGTTATTGTTGGTGGTGGTAACTTTATTAGTGGCTTGTCAGGCACGCCTTGCACTCGTGAAACTGGTGTCTTTTACATCATGATTTACAATCGTGAAAACAATGGCACAGGGGCGCAGAAAGCCTATGCTGATAGTCTGGGCAAACACTTTGCTTATTACCAAGCTGACAAACTAGAGTTATTGACACCTAGTTTAGTCGATGTTGGCTTTGACCCTAGCGTTAATGCCTATCAAATGAATGTAGTTATCCCATACCGATTTAATTAACCAAATCATTAATTTATGGTATAATAAAAGGCGAAAAGCTAGGCTGCGTCAACAGTCTAGCTATTCTAAACACAACAAACTAAGTGGAGTTTATCATGTCTGACCGCAATTATACTTGCGTGGCTAACGCTATGCAATCATCAAAAATAAAACCTAGTATTAAAGTGGATGATAAATTCACTAACTATCAGGGTTCAAGTTTTCATATTATTCAATATATTAATGCCAATAAAATTTTAATTGAGTTTGATGATGAATATAGGCATCAAATGCTTACTAGAGCTGAACGCATAAAAAGCGGCATTATAAAAAATCCATTTGCGCCTAGTGTTTATGGTGTTGGGTATATTGGTGTTGGTGAATTTTCAGTAATAGAAAATGGAAAGAAAACACAGGAATATGGAATATGGCACGCAATGATACAGCGTTGCTATGATGATAAATTCCAAGAGAGAAACCCTGCTTATAAAGGCTGCACGGTTTCGAGTGATTGGCTAAATTTTCAAACATTTGCTAAATGGTACACTAGCCAAGAATATAGCAATAAGGGATATCAGATAGATAAAGATATTCTGAAGCACGGTAATAAAATCTACTCAAAAGATAATTGTTGCTTAGTACCAAAAGAAATCAATAGCCTGTTCACTGGAATTGATAGTTATAGTGATAAATACCCAAAAGGGGTTTGTTATCATAAAGCTACCAAAAAATATATAGCTGCTTTGGGTAACGGTAAAGCAAAAAAATATATAGGAGTTTTTAAGACTGTTGATGACGCATTGCAAGCGTACAGTGCAGCTAAAAAACAAAGGATTAAAGAACTTGCTATTAAGTGGCAAGGCGAAATAGATAGCAATGTTTTTGATGCGTTAATGCAAAGAACGATTTAAGATTGATTTTAACTCAATAGCCCATCTTTTTAGATGGGTTTTTTTATGCCTAAATTAAGGAGGCTGTATGAGCCGTGGCAACCGCGTTGTTTTAGCATACGCACCGCAAACCGATGTAACTACCGTTCCCAAAACAGGGTGGAAAATCCTACCGTTTAAGTCTAATAGCTTAAATAACACCGTTGAATTAACCGACAGCGAAACCATTGTTGACAGCCGTATCAAGACTAGCGGCATGGTAACAAGTGCAACGGCTGAGGGAGAGGTGGAAGTTGAATTCATCAAATCCACTTATGACGATTTGATTGCAGCCGCAGCGTTTAACGCATGGTCTAGCAATAGTCTAACTTTTGGCGGCAACACGCAGCAGTTATTTGCTATCCAAGAAATGTTTGGTGATGTAGCGCAATACCATTACTGGGCAGGAATGGCGGTCAATAAATGGACACTGACAATCCCCACCAATGGATTTATCAGTATGACATTTGGCTTTATGGGTCAAGACTACAAAACAGCTACAACAGCCTATGCAGTCGCGCCCACCGCCGCTATTACAACACCTAAAGCATCATCTATCAGCGTGGATTCAATCACGATTGACGGCGAGAACTTAAAAGGCGTTGCTTGTGTAACTGACTTCTCGTTTGAACTTGATAACGGTATGGAACGTCAAGACTGTATTGGGTCGGGTCTTTATGGTGCTAAAAACCTTGAAAAACGAGCAAGTATGACTGGCAATTTAACCCTTGCTTACGGTCAGAAAGCACAGTCTATTTTAGACAAACAATTAACTGGCGCAACAATCGCCATTCAAGCAGTTATTAAATTCCCTGATAACTCAACCTACACACTAACAATTCCTAAAGCGCAGTTGAGCGGCGACATTCCCAACGGCGGGGCTGATGATATACTCAATGCCCAGTTAAGCTATACCGTTGTTGAGCAAGCACCAACCTTAACTCGTACAGTCGCAGCATAAGGATAAATCATGGCTTTTGTATTAAAACAAAAAGATATCACCAACCTAAACAAAACCGCTAACAAGGAATTCACTCATGATAGCGGTTTGACTGTAACTTTTAAGTCGTTTTTGAACCCATCATTTCAAAAGGCTTATGCACTCATTACGTCTAAGATTCATTCAGACAACAATCAAGAATTAACCATTGATACGTTATCAAAGCAAGCGTTTAACGATGATTCATTGACCTATGATGAAGCGTTGATTATCGCTATCGGTGAGCATTTAATCATTGATTGGGACTTGATTGATGAAAAAGGCGATAAATTAGCGGTAACAGGTAAAAACCTAATGCTGCTACTTAATCAGATTGATGACCCCGGTGAGTTTATCCAGTGGTGTATGGATTGTACGTCACAAGTGGCTAAGTCAATCGCTGATGATTTAAAAGCCACTAAAAAAAAGCCATCGAGCGTTACCAGTGGGAAAAAAACTACGCAGGCTTAACACCGTTTGAGCAGCAAGTAAGGGCTTATCTAGGCTTTGATATGCCTAGTGAGCCTGTTAGCGATTACTTTACTTATTCGATTATTAACACCTTTTACTTAGCTAGTCGTGGTCGCGGATATGTAGGCGGCATGGCGGTCAATCCATTGCCGTTAGGCGTGGCTGATATCACAAACACGCTTAACGCGCATCCTGTGTTGCTTGAGCGTGAAATTATAGATAGCTGTGTGTTTGCGATTGATGATATCTTCTTAAAAGATTTGCAGCAAGACAGCAATAAAGAAACCGATAACACAACGTAACATAAGCGTGATTATGTTTGATTTATAGTAAGAATTTTAATCAGACACGGAACGATTATGTTGGCAGGTATTTTTGGGTTATTTGGTCTAATAGCTATGTGTATTTATTTTCCACGCAAGCTATACCAGGCTTCAAAAAATAGAAGCAACAAGGCAGGCGAAATTAAAAAATGGCTAAAATACTGGGCTTTAGCTTTTTTTGCTTGGTTGGTTATAGGTATGGTGTTAGCAAGTGTTAGTGGTAATACAGAAAATCAAACTACTGCTACTCAAGATACAGTAAAACCATCTGAGCAGGTAAAACCTGTGGAAAGTGCGACGGTTGCTAAGCCTGAAACTAAAAAAGATGAAGTTAAAAAATCTGAAACAGTTCATTCAGAGAGCAAAAAGGATGGTGTTGAAGAAAAAATTAAGGAATGGAATCCTGAGCAAACTTCAAAAGTTATGCTGATTACAAAATGCGAGTTAGCTATTAAGCCACAGCTTAAAAACCCAAATTCAATGGATGTAGATTTTGGGTTGTCCGAGTATGGAAATGTCAAAGGAAACCCTTCTGTTATTTTGTATTATTATGCCGAAAATGGTTTTGGCGCAACTCCGCTTAATAAAGCAGGATGTATTTTTGATAAAAATGGCAACTTAACAGATATAAAACAGCTAGAAAGATAACCCACTCAAGCAGTGGGTTTTTTATTAATGACCTTTTAGTTGCCCGATATAGCCAATTATTGAGCAAACATCGCGGACTTCCTTTAATGTGAAGTCTTTTAAATTATTGGTAGCCATTTCAACCAGTTTTTCTTTTTGTGTGAATTGATTGTCATTTAATTCATTCATTAAGCTAGACCAAATTAGGCTATTCATTGCTTCATTCATGGAAACATTATTAGCTTCGCAGTATTCTTTTAATAAAGCATAGGTGTGTTTTTCTAATCGGATTTGGGTGCGAATAAAATCATCTTGTTTTGACATAAATATTCCTTGACACTATTGATAGTGTTATATAATATATTGGTTGTGACACTACACATAGTAACTAAAAGGAGTAATTTATGCAAGAAGTGATAAGGTCACAAATCAGGTTGCCAAAAAGTATTCATCAAAACGCTAAGGCGGTTGCCGATGAGTACGGCATAAGCATGAATCAGTTTATAGTTGATTCAGTAAATGAAAAACTAATGAAAAGGGCTTGCTCACCGTCGAAAGTAAAACAAGCCCTTGAATTAATTACCTTTGCATTGGAGCAAAATAATCATGAGTAGTTTAACAGTTTTAAACCATGAAATCCATCAGATAGATGGCTTATATTCATTGAATGACTTTCATAAAGCTAGTGGCGGTCTTGAAAAACACCGTCCTGCTTTCTTTTTGCGTAATCAAGAAACAAAAGATTTGGTTGCAGAAATCGTTGATGAAAAAATGGGGCAGTCTGCAGATTTGCACAGTGAAAAAAGTGATGTGCAAATTCGCACATCAGTTGAAAACAGTGTGTTGCGAGTGGTAAAAGGGAATTTCGGAAAGGCAAAACAAGGTGCTTTTGCCTGTAAAGAAATTATCTATCGCTATGCTATGTGGATTAGCCCAAAATTTGCTTTAGCAGTCATTCGTGTATTTGATGCCTTTGCCAATGGCAAGCTGCAACCAACACAGCCGCAAATTGAAACGCTATCAAGCGTAGCAGATAGAAAGCCGTTGGTTGAAGCAGTTAATCGCTTAGTCGATGAAACAGGCGCAATATATAGCAATGTTTGGAAAATGGTGCATCAACAATTCAATGTTGAAAGCGTTGACCAATTAACCAAAGAGCAAGTTAAACAGGCAATAGCCTATATTCATAGTTTGTTTGTTGTAGCAGTGAAGGCAACAAAATCAAGCCAAGATATTAACATTGAGCATATCCATGCTATGTATGCACTTGGCATGAATAAAACCAATGAAAACTATGATTTGCTCAACAAACTACAGCACATAATCAATGATTTAGACTATTACACTGGTTTGGTACGAAAAAACACAGCAACGCAGTACAGCGCATTTGAAAGCATACGCCATCAAGTGCCAGCATTATCATAGATTTTTAATTAATTTGATAAGCCCTAGTAGAAATACTAGGGTTTTTTTATGGGTGGAATATGGCAGAACAAACATCACGCTTAAGTATTGTCGTTGATACTCGCAACGCTGAAAGTGCGCTATCACGTTTTAGAAGTTTGTTAGGCGGTACTTCATCATCAACGCAGCAAGCCAGTAGTTCGGTGCAAGGCTTATCAAATAACGTCAGCACCATGAATGGGCAATGGCGTGATGCTAATGGGCGATTACGAGATGCAAATGGGCGTTTTGCCGCATTGTCACAAAGCGCAACCCAAGCAAGTAACAGCATTGATGGCTTAAACCGTAACTCAACTACGCTATTTGGCAGCCTTAGAAGCCTACACGCGCTAATTGCGGGTAGTTTCTTTGCGGGTATTGCTATCAGTGTCGGCAAGACAGCCGATGAGATGCAAAACTTAGACAGTCAAATTAAGCTAGTGACAAAAAGCAATGAGCAATTTTTGGCGGTGCGTGGTCGTCTGCGTGAAATGGCAGACGATAACCTAAACGATATTAGCGCGACAATCAGCCTATACACTAACTCGGCTCGCGCCTTGCAAAACATGGGTAAATCTCAAGAGGATGTACTCAGGTTTACCAATGCAATCAGCCTTGCAATGGGTGTGGGCGGCAAATCAGCACAAGAGCAAGCGGCAGCCTTACGCCAGTTAGGTCAAGCCATGCAGTCGGGCGTATTGCGCGGTGACGAGTTTAATAGTATCGCTGAAAATGCGCCTATCTTGCTTGATTTGGTGGCTAAGTCGTTAAACAAAACAGGCGGTGAAGTGCGTGAGTTAGCCCAAGAGGGCAAGATTACAGCCGATGTGGTTTACAATGCGGTGGGCGGTGCGACTGAGGAACTACAAAAACAGTTTAACTCGATGCCTACAACAATGGGTCAAGCCTTGACTGTTGCCAAAAATCAGTATAAAAACTTTACTGACGATGTGATGAATGGCACTGGTGGCGTTAGTCAAACAATCGCAGGAATGATACAAAAGGCAACCGCGCATTTTGAAAACTTTGCCAAGATTGCGGCGGCTGGTGCGGCTATTGCCATGCTGCAATTTGCAAACAATGTGCTATTTGCTGGCGGTGCGTTTGCTAAATTAACAACGATTATGAAAGCAAATCCGTTGTTTTTCTTAGCCAGTGTGATTATTGGTGCAAGTTTAGCAACACGCGGCTTAGATGCAACCCTAAACGATTTAGGCGATACCATTACCGTCGTTGGCGGTATCGTTAGTGATTTAGCAGGGTTTTTTGTTGATGTTGGCGATGTTGCTTATCAAGTATTTACAAACATAGGCGACAACGCCAACAAAACAGCCGATAACTCAACGGGTGCGTTTGGTGGATTCTTTAACGACACAGGCACAGGTTTTCAAGGCTTTTTAGTTGGTACGGCTAAGGTATTTGATGCGATTGCTGCTTTAGTGCGCGCTACCGCTATCACTAGCGGTCAATACATGGCTAAGTTTGTGAATGATGTGAGTAACTTTTTTATCACATTATCAAACAACGTAAAAACAGCCTTTGCGGGTGTGGTTAATTATGTTGTTGATTCAATCAATCAGTCTATTGGTGCAATTAATGGCTTAATTCAGCAAGCTAATAGCGTATCTATTTTAGGATATAGTCCTAATATTGGCACACTAGGCGCGTTAGGTCGCTACGCGCCAACGCTAGGACAGACAACACCAAGCGAAAAGGTTAGCTTTGCCGCTAACATGGAACAGCAATCCTTATTGCAAAGCACTAGCGGACTGCAAGCCTATACGCAAGCCAAGTACAAAGCAACCAAGGCGACAAACACATTAACAGCCGCTCAAGCAGGGCTGAATGATGAAATGATAAAGGGTAGCGGTGCAGCAACCAAAGCCCGCGAAGCCAAGAAAGCACTTGAGGAACAGGACAAGAAAAACGCTAAAGCCGCCAAAGAACACGCCAAGGCGGTCAAAGATACAGGCAATGAGTTAGTTAGTAACGCTACACTCAAAGGCTTACGCATCAAATCAAGTGAAGCTACTGCGGGCGGTTTGGTCACTCGTGCCAACTCTGAATTTGCCAAAATCACGCAATCTGTCTTAGGCGGTGATTTAAAATACTTTAGTGCATTTAATGACCGCTACCATTTAGGCAAGGCAAGCCAACACAACAAAGGTAAGGCGTTTGATGTGGTGCTGAAAGATGCAAGCAAAGCACGACAAGCAGCCGCAGAAATTCAAGAAGCCGCAAAACAGTATGGTTATTCAATTAAGATTTTAAATGAATATGCTAACCCATCGAAAAACGCCACAGGCGGACATTTACACGTTTCTATCTTAGGTCGTGCTAAACAGGGCGCAAACTCATTTGACATACAGCAATTTGACCAGTTAAACAAAGCGGAGCAAGGCGCAGCAGCCAAGGCGTTAAAAACTCAAGAGGATTTAGAGCAAAAACGCTTGCAGATTCGTGAGCAATACGCGCTAGGCGTTCAAAAGATTGAAGCAGGATTGGCTCGTAAAATCGCTGAAATCAAAGAGGCTGGCTTTAGCGACAAAGAGCAAACTCGCTTAATTGCACTGGCTCAAAACCAAGCGGATACCGAAAAGAAAATCTATCTAAATGGATTGACTGACAAACTCAATGGCTTGTTAGATTTTAAGCAAACCGAGATTAATAAAATCCGTGATGCGGCTCAAAAAGAACGTGATGCAATCACCACTAACGCTGAATTGCAGTTGGCTGAAAATGCCGATGTTAAGCAAAAAATGCTAGATGCGATTGATGAGCGCGAGCAATACGAATTGGCACAATATCAACTACCCCAAGATAGAAAAATGTCGGAGTTATTGGCATTTAACAAAACCGAGTTACAGCTAATCAAAGAAAAGTACGATATCGAAGCCAAGCGTATTGCATTGTCAAATGAATCACCAGAGGTTAAAGCAGCGCAGAAGGCGGCTAACGAGTACAAAACCTACAATAGCGTCTATGATACGCGCAAATCAGCCAATGACAACTACATGAGCACATACTTTGACCTATACGGACAAAAGGATAAGTATGACGCGTATAAAGGCGTTGACGATAAGCGTATCTCACAAAATGACGCAGTACAAAAGGCATTAGATGCAGGAATCATTCAGCATGAAGAATATTATCAGACGCTAAAAGACATTGACGCGCAGTATGTGGCGAGCAAGCAAGCTATTTTAGTGGGTGGCTATCAATCTATCTTTGGTTCTATGACTAGCCTTATGAAAGCCTTTGGTGGTGAGCAGAGCCGTGCTTATCGCATCATGGCAAACATTGAGAAAGGCTATGCCTTATACAGTGCGCTATTAAGTGAGAAGGTAGCACTTAGCAAAGCGTGGGCTTCTGCACCATTCCCACAAAATCTAGTGGCAGTTGCTAAGGTTGCGCTTGAAAGCTCTAGCATTATCGGTGCGATTAATTCATTTGCACCTAAAGGCTTTAGCACAGGCGGTTACACTGGCAACATGGGCGTGAATGATGTTGCTGGGGTGGTGCATGGCAAAGAGTATGTGTTAAACGCGGCAGCCACTAAGCGTATTGGTGTTGATAATCTGAATGCCATGAATAAGGGCGCAAGTATCGGCAACAACAACGTATCGGTCAATGTCGTAGTCAATGCTGACGGCTCAAGCAGTGTTGAGAGCAACGCGCGATTCGGCAAAGAGCTAGGCGATGTGATAAACTTAGCGATTGACAAAAAACTTCAACAGGCGACAAGACAAGGCGGATTACTGTATGGGCGTTAAAGAATCATTAAAAAGTGAAATAGCGATATCAGCTTTGACGGCGTTTCTGATTAAAAGTGATGTTATTGACAAAGATGCTTACATAGATTTTTTAACAAAAATCAAAACAGCATCTGCAATAAATCTTGAAAAAGATGAACAAGCACAAAATCAAATGCTAGATATCTTAAATGATATCATTAATTCACTAGATTAATATATCATTAACCAAATAACCCACTTTCGAGTGGGTTTTTTTATGGACAAAATATGAAAACCTTTACATGGGATATTGACGTAAGCAGTAGCGAGAGCACGGCTCACAGTGTCAATAAAGTGCGATTTGGTGATGGTTATGAACAAGTATCAAGTTTTGGCATCAACAACAAGCGAAGGGCTTGGCAATGCTCAAAACAGGACTACAAGCCCATCATAGATGATATTTATAACTTTCTAGGCTCAACTCAAGCGGTTGAGCCTTTTTATTTTCAGCCGATTAAAACCGAGCAGGGTTTTACTGTGCGTCTTGTCGGTGAAATCAGCCGTCAGAAAATCGGTGGCGATGTTTGGAAAATCTCTTTTAATCTTGAGCAAGCCTTTATCTAGGAGTAATTATGGCAATACAAAGAATCAACTTAGGCACAGCACCGAGCGGTACAGGCGGCGACACCAATCGTTCAGCATTTACCAAAATTGATGGCAACTTTACAGACACC